AACATTTCTTCCGTTGACCATCGGCCCCGGTTGAGGGCCGATGTGCCAATCCGCTGTGTGAAGTATCTTCATCAGCGTTTCCTCCTTCGTGATTTATCGGTTCTTCTTTTGGCAGTTGTAGCAGAGCGGGCGTCCATACTTGTTGATGCTGTAGTTGTAGACCTTCTTGCTGATCTCAGCTCCGCATTCGTCACAGCATGCGCCTTGCTGCCCGTTGGGCGTCGGGTTGGGGGTCGGCGAGGCCGGCAGCGATTCAGGCTCCTGATCGTATACAGGCGGTTCGGGGTCAGGAACCTCTCCGCTCAGTTCGCCGTAGATCGTAGAATCGTCATCGTCACCATATTCTTCGGAGTCGATGTCGATGCGGCGAGAGGCTGTCTCTGCACCGTCCATGTTGTACAGTTGCTTCGCGTTGGAGAAGAAGCTGTCAATGGCGCGCTCCTTGACCTCTGGATTGTCCAGGTTGGGAACGAGGTAGGCCACAACGAACGGCTTCTTGAACTCCTCGATCTCGTATGTGCTCTTGATCTGCATGGCGGTACGAAGTGCCCTGTTCAGCGCCTTGCTTTCGCACGTTTCGTTGCGGAACTTCATGAACTGTGATTTCTGCTGAGGCGACATATCCGCTGTCACATCATCGACGATGATTTCCTTGTGAGCGATGATCTCCAGGTTTTCGCCGGTGAGCTGCGGAACGCTGATGCAGACCTCGTACTTGACATCCTTGTTGCTGCAGTTGCCGCAGTTGACGGGCTTTCCGATCTGTGCGTTCATTGCGACGCACTTCTGGCAGGTGGAGGACACCACCGGCTTGGAGTATTTGATCTTGATTCCGGCGGCGCGCATCAGCTTGGTCAGGCCGCGCTTGGCGATCGCGTACTTTGCCGGCCTGGCGGGAAATCTACCACTGGCAGGCATCGCCTTTTCCTGCTCGTAGATTTCCTTGTCTTTCAGGTCGGTTGAGATCAAGACGCTGTTCATCACGGGCCGCTGGATATCGGAGATCGACGCAACGACCTGAACGGGAACCAGCAGGTTGTAGTCCGATTTCGGATACATCTTAACGAGCGAGAGGGTATTATTTTCTGACATTTTTCACACTCCCATCTTGCAATTCGTCCGGGACTGTGCTACAATATGAGTTGAGAGATATGACCGTACAATCATTCTCACGACGGCGCACGTTGTCCCAAGCTCGTGCGCCATCTCTTTTACCCAATTGTCCTCGGCAGCCTCGGCGGCCGCCTTTTCCTTCGCGACAAGCTCCGCGAGTATGGCGCGATCTTCCTCGTCGCGTGCGTACATGCGATTTTGGTTGATCGTCTCGGCAATCACCCGCGCGCGGTAGCCGTCATCATACATCCGGCCGAAAAGCTCTGACTGATGCTTCAGCTTCATGTCTGCGTATGCTTCGGCCTCGGCAAACTCGGAATCCGAGAACGGATACGGAGCGACCTGTTCAACCATCTGTTTGAGCGTCCGTTCCATGTGAAACCTCCTGCATGTCGAAAACGGAAATCTGGTTTGCAAGGACACGATGATTTGACACGGTATGGGGCTTGATTTTGCGAACATGCCCCGAAACAGAGCCAACGGGAGAACAAGAAAGAGAGCGTCCGAACATCTTTCGAAAGCAAACGGGGCCAAAGCCAGCAGCCACGGCCTCCGGGCTGGACAGCCTGCGGCGGCATTTTCTGCACCGCGCCACTTCCTTCGTCTCCACGAGCCACCCTCCTTTCAGTTCTTATTAGAGTCCTGCGTGGAATATTATAGCCCCAAATAAGAGCCTTGTCAACTATGCCCGCCAAATTTTTTATGCGCCCCTGTGCCGGCTCCTGGGGCGCAGAATAGTTTTTGCGTGCCCGTTTCGTGAGAATTCAGCTTCAAATTCAGGATTTTCGTAAACATAATCGCGCACATCCACGGCTTCGCCGCGCTCGCGCTTCATGGCGAAATTATCCATTTTCGTGATCTGAAGCTGTTTTTCGAGATTGCGGATGGTGCCGATGTGGTATTCGCGCTCTCCGACTACCGCGCGGTCCTTGTCCCACGTAATGAGTCGATCAACAGCAACTCCACATACGAACACCACAACAAACCAAAACCACATGATATGTCCCTCCTTCTGTAGTCTTACTCTGAAAGCATCAGAGGCGCTTTTGCTTCGATCAGGTAATCGTCCCTGTTCTGCATTACCGTCTCGTAGGCCTCGCGTCCCTGGAACTCGTCTACCACCCGGCGGCTTTCATCGTCCATTTCTTCATAGTGAACCTTGCCGTAGGTGGGCGGCAGCCACGCCTTAGTCCTTCCGATGAAGATGTTCAGGCGGTCAACGATCTTCTTGTCCTTGAACTGGATGTGGCATGTTCCTCGCTTGTAGAAGGTCACATAAAAGTATTTGCATTCGATCTTTTTGCTGATTTCGTTCTTGGCGGCGCATTGAAGCGCGTTCATCAGATCGGTTGGCAGGGTCTCGCCTTTGTCCAAATAGTCGAATGCTTTTTCCAGATCATCGAGGATTGAGAAGCAGGCGTTGGGCTTGATGGCATCTGTCTTTACGTCTTTGTACCCGCCATGGCTGGTCTTTCTGTACTCGGTTGCGAAACAATCCCATGTGGGAATGATGCACCGCATCCCAACATAATGGGCTTTGTTTGTTTTCCAGCCGTTGAAGTAATGGATATTCCCATTCTTGAGGTTGTCGTCGAAGGTGTATTTGTCGGTCAGCGTAGCGAAGCACTTGGCGATTGCTTCTTCTACGCCGCTTTGCAGCTGGCCCATGATCTTGGCGATGACCTGCTGGATATTGAATTTTGAAAACTCGTAATCCCGCATTTCCTGAATCAAGCCGTCATAGTGCTTTCGCATTTCAGCCGTCATCTTGGATGTAAGCTCCGGCAGCCGGAACAGATCATTCCAGTATTTTCCACGAACCATCCGCAGGAAGCGGTTGACGTCCTCCGTATCACATCCGTCTTTGCAATCATGGTCTCCAACGGACAGATAGATCATCGGCCCCTCATACCTTTCGGTTCCTCGACGTATGTGCGGGGCGATGCCGTTGAATGTGCGCATCAGAGATATGCCGGCATCGCACATCAGATCATGTTCACGAATCAGCCGGTCTACGTTGTCGGACGGAGCAATTTCATTCGGCGCTTCCTCGCTGCCAAAAGTCTGATTGTGCGCTTTTTTCAGGTCGTCCCACATGCCTTCGTCGATAAACTTCTTGGGTATGTTGACATTGATCAGCGCCACATCGACATTCGCCTTGCGTTGAGCCTTGGCAAAGGCGTTGTTCAGGTATCGAATCGACGCGCCAGCCGCGGTGAGCTTTTTGAGAAGCAAGCGCCTTGTGTTGGTGTACGGGTTTCTGATGGTCTCCGCGTTCAGGACACATGCAATCTGACCGCCGTTCTCACACATTTCCAGCGCGTGAAGCAAATGCAAGTCACCTTCGGAAAATGGGGGATTCATCAAGATCAGATCATAGCGCTTTCGGGTATTGTAGGACAAAAAGTCATCGTGCACGACACGGAGTTTCTTTCCGACAAGGAACGCCTGGAGGTCGGGGTCGATCTCGACACAATCCACATCCAAGTTTTCGGCCCTGGTGTCATAGTAGTAATGGGTCTTGCGATATACCCACGTTTTGAGGCACCGCCGAGCATGATCTATGAGGTCTCCCTTGCCAGCACTGGGCTCCAGGACAGTTTTGACGTTTCTCCACTGTACCCCAGCGAGCAGATGACCGGCGACATTGGACGGCGTAGGGTAAAACTCATTGTCCCATGCCGGAAGGTAGGCGGTTTGAGCTCTCCGGGATTGGCTGTTGGCAATAACGCCAGGGTACTTGTCCAGGTACTTCTGAAGAAGCACCTTTGCGCCGTACAGCGTCGGTGCGTAGCCGACATGAGCCATCCTGTACCCTTCGTGATACCGAGAATCGTCTTCACGGACAAGCGCCAGAAACTCTTCGGCATGCCCTGTGTTTTCGGGATCACGCATGATCTTTCCGACAATATCGCCACGCATGAGGCAATCCCATTCATCTCTGCGCGTGGACTGGCGGTTATCTCGCTCTGCGAGTTGGATGCATTCGATCATCAGATATTCCCTCCCTCAATGCCGGCGTAGAACCTCGGGCGCCCAGCCTTGGAAAGATCGGGAACGGGGCCTATCTGATGGTGTGCATACCAGTTCGTCAACGCCTCTTCGGAAGCGCGCAATCCCTTCTCGAGCTTTATGACGCTTCCGTACTGCCTGCACTCATGGAGTATGTTGTAGGCCATGGACCTCTTTACGCCGAACATCTCCATGATCTGTTTGGCGTCATAGTGTTTCTGATTAAACCCGATGGGCGTCTTGCGTGCCGGCATCGTGATTTCCTCCTTCGTGCTTAATGGTTGAGCTTTTCGGCGTACATCTGCATTGCCGTGATTGCAGATTTGATGTCGCCGAGCTTCCGCAATGCCTCATCGAACTGTTCAGCTTCGGACTTGCTGACCTCTCCATCTGCGGCGATCAGCAGCAGCGTCTTGGCAGTAAGGTCCAGGCCGTCCGATGCGTTGAACAGGCGAATTGCAGACTGTTCCAGGTTGAGGCTTGAACACGGATTTACGCGACCACACCCAATGGGGCATTGCATAGCGCAATAGTTCTGCATGAGCTCCGGCGCGTTGTAGAGCTGGGCCATGCGGCGAACATTGATATTGCTGGGAGCAGCTTCGTCGCGTTCCCACCGTCCGATGGTTTCAGGCGAGCCAACATCCAGCATCTCTGCGGCACCGGCCTGGGTTGCCAGCTTTTCATTGTAGGCCGCAGCCTTCATTCGCGCCTCACGGCACTGGTCGCCGAAGGTTTTTCCCACATTCAAAGTCCTTTCGCTCCTTTCGGAAATGGGTTATAATCCACTTGTGATTAGATGAATACGCCCTTGTGAACGCGGTAGGTCTTGTGTCTGTCCTCGGGTGTGGCGCTCTGGAAAGCGTCTCGCCAGAGACGGCGAAGCACTGAGGGCGGCGTGCTGGCCGGGAGCATCGTGCCTATCCTGAGAATGATCTCATATTCAGGAATTGCGCGAGGATCCGTAGGCGACATGCCCGTGTGATGCATGAACTCGCTGAACGAAAGCAGCATCGTGGGTTCCTCCTTTGTGAATCATTGGCTTACTCGTAGAATCGTTCCATCTGGAAGTCGAACAAAATGGCGATCTTCCTGGCGAGCTGGGGCGAGGGGTTGCGCTGGCCGTACTCAATGCGCTGGTAATGGTCCATGGAGATGTCGAGCATCCTGGCCACATCGGTTTGAGTGAGATTCCGTGCCAGCCGCAAGTCGCGCAGCCACTCGCGCCTGCCATAATTGATCAAAGTTTTGTCACCCCCTTGTCGTTGCTTAACCGACAGGCTGACAGTATAATTCAAGGTGGACTGTTTTCTGATTTGCCATAATAAGGCATTTTTGCCGCTTGCAAACGCCTGTTTGCTGTGCGGAATACTGTCTATGTGTCGGTTTATGGGGCTATTATAATCCCTATTTGCAGATTTGTCAAGGGCAAATGCGGATTTAGTGTGACTTTGCATTGCGGGGTATGTTAAATGAGGCTCGGGGAAAAGGTGCTTACGCTGTTGGAAAAATCGGGAAGGAAGCAAAATGAGTTCGCTGAATTCATTGGTGCAAGCCCTAAAACAGTCAATGGGTGGAAGGAGGAAAACAGGAATCCATCATCGAATTTGATAGTCCCTATATGCAGATTTTTTAAAATATCTCCAAACGAGCTATTCGAATATGAAGGTACGAAAACGAACATGGATGATCGCGAAAGCAACCTCTTAAAACACTTTCGCGCCCTTGATCTTGACGGCAAGGCTACCGTGGAGGCCGCAGCCGTC